GGTCGCGAGAGTTCTTCTTCGCCACCGCGGAAAAGCTTGAATCGGATGGGTGGCATAGCAGCAGCGAGCTTGTTCTGGAGATCCTAAACGGAGGCTACTACCGCCCCGCCAGCGAAATCCCACCGATATAACTCAGGTCTGGTAACGTTCCGACTTGCGCGATATTGTCGTGCCTACATAACGCCACCGACTTGCGCGATATTGTCGTGCCTACATAACGCCACCGACTACAGCAGACTCACATAGTCGACAGTTATCGGCCAGGGGACACGTCATGACTGCACCGGAAATGGCTGACGGCATGCCGCAAGACTGCTGCTCAGTGTGTGAAAACCACCCGGTGAACTACCTCAACGACGGACTTTGCGAGGAGTGCGACCGGGCGCCGACAGACTTCGGCCCGGCACCCCGGGGGTCGGGTGCCGGGCCGAAGTTGCCGCCCGCCAGCGGCCGTTAAGTGGTGGTAATCGGGTTGGACACCGCGGAGGTGGTCGCTTGGCCATTGGTCCCGGTAGCCGTGAGCCGGAACTTGTACTGTGTCGCCGTAGTAAGCCCGGTGATGTTGTAGGTCGTGAAACCGGAGCTCGGCGTGTCCGGGGTGGTGGAGCCCACGGTGGCCGAAGTCCATGTCGAGAACGGGCTGACCGACTTTTGCACAATCACCTCGAACGGATCGCCACCGCCCGTGGGATTGGCCGCCGACACAGTAGCGGTGGTCGCGGCTGTCTGAGTCGCTAGTGGGGCCACACCCGGCCACACCGGGGCGCCGCCGATCGCGGTCCAGCCGTCCCCCGAGGACCAGTCAACCATCAGCAGCGGCACCAGTTCCTCGGAGTCCGGGTTTGACGGATCCTTGCCGACCAGGAACGGATCGGGCAGCACCATGTAGCCGAGCTGGCCGGCGTCCGGGTCGGTCTTTGACCGCTTGAACGATCCGATGTTGTTCAGCTTCGTCAGTGCGTAGCCCTCAGCGGTGTACAGCCAACGCCCGCCCTTGCGCCGGCCGAAGAACAGGATGATCTGGTATTCGGGGCCCTCGTTGTCGACCGGCTTGCCGATGTTGAAGTTCTCGGTGCCCGGATCCTCGACGATGTAGTTGCCGTTGCCGTCCTGCAGCGGCAGGTTCATTCGCAGACGCTTGAGGCTTGGCTTCAGTGTTTCCACACCGGTGAAGTTGATTGCCAGGTTCTCTTCGGTCAGGTCCGAGTCGAACGGCTGTGTCGACTGCAGAATCATCTGGTTGTCGTTCTTCACGTCGTAATGCCGCTCGGCGCCACCATCCTCGGTCAGCGCGCCGACCAGGGTGAAGCCTTCGTTGGGATTGGGGTTGGTGATCCATTCCCCATTAATGCGTACGACAGCCCACAGGTCGTCACGCGGGTTCCCGTCCAGCGCGAACGGCGACCAGCCACGCACGATCGTGGTGCCGTCGGTGTCGTACTTCCACGGCGAAATGTCGGTGGCAGCACCGCGGTTCATGCGGATGCCGATCGCCGCGAGGCCGCCGCGAGTATTGAATCGGCTGTCGACGTTGGCCAAGCCGGCGCCGCGCCAAGTCGTTCCAGTGGTTGGAATGGTCATCGGGAAATCCCTTCGCTCACAAGCAGTCTACGGGTGTTCGGGTGTTCTACTGCACCTTCGCTCGGGTGAAACCCAGGTTGTATCGGCCAACCCTGCGAAGAATTTGTTCGTCGCCGTAGTCTTCACGCCGTGGGCGCATGGAGACTTTAACGAAATCAATAGTGGCAATGTCCCCGCCGGGGAGTGCGACATCCTCGAGATAGCGGGCCAGCAGCAGCATTCGGCGGTGCATGGTACGTGCCTCGTCACGGTTAGCGACCTGGCCGGCCGACTTGTGGGTCAGTACATGCACTGAGATGAGTGAGTCGACGGTGGACTCCTCGACGCTTTCATTGTCCTCGAGATGGGTGACCATGTAGTACGGAAGCGGGCCACCCGGCTTGCGCTCGTTGCTCACATGCCCTTCGGGCAGAAGGGGATTCAACCATGCAATGACGACAGCTTCATCATCGTCGACATCTTCATCGAGAATTTCAACAGTCATGGCGCAGTACCTCCGAAGTGGTGGGCTGCACGACCAAATGGTGCGAATTCTGGCGTTGGCGTGTTTGGACCCCACGGTGAGCGACTGCCCGGCTTGTCGGGCCCGGTACCGAACTCGATGAAATTGGCGTTGGGATGGTCACTACTGACGGTGAACGTCGACAGGAATCGGCCAGCGCCGATCTCTCCCTTGGGAATACGGTCCTGACTCACTTTGATCGACTCGACATAGCTGCCGGGGCCGCCTTGGGAGTACGGATGGTCCGGGCCCGGCCGCGGTGCAGTTACCGTCTGGATGTACTGCTTCACCTCTTCGGCCAGTTTCTTCGCCCCCCGGCGCGGCTCATCGTCGCGAGAGATCTTAGCGATGATCTCGCGTGCGATTTTGTCGCGGTCAACAGCCATCGTTATTGCTTGTTGCGCTCGCGCGGCTTCTGCTCGGCGGCCGGCTCGGATTGGGGCTGCTCCTGCTCGGGCTTCGGTTCGGTGCCAACACGTTCCACGAAGGGGCCCAGCTTGCTGGCCACATCGTCATCGATGTCGACAATTTCATCTGAAGGCTTCGTGTGGAAGATGATCTTGCTGCCCTTCACATACGAGGTTGGCTTGACCACTCGATACTTGCCCATGATGCTTGCCTTTCAGCCGATCTGTTTCTTAGAAATGATAGTCGCTTTGAACGGACTACCATCTAGGTCGTCGTGCGGCCGGATGCCGCCCTCTATTTGGTACTCTTGGCCGTTGATCTCGATGACGCCGTCGGGCGGCATCGAGATGATTGCCGCCAAGAGAGTGTTGTCGTACTCCATCAACGGCATAGTGGTACGCCACCACTCTGTGGCGATATCCAGATTGGCGTCGATCATCTCCTGAAACGCCATTGGGCGGTGACGGCAGCCTGGCGCATCCACGGAGATGGGGGTACGCGCGTACTCGCCCAATTCGTCTGGCACACCAGTGTTTACGTACCTGGTCAAGGTGACTACAGCGGTCCCGAAAGGCATTACATGAACTCCAACGGTGGCAGCTGATAACCACACAGAATACTGCCCGCTGAGAACAACACCTCTTCAGCCATGGCCGTGTACGGATTTCCGAAGCCGAGTTGCACATCGTCAACGCGCAACGTGGTCTGGCCGAATGTGCTGGCGCCAGTGGACGCTTTCACTGGCAGGGTTGACATTTGGTCGACCATCGACAGAATGCCTTCGCGCCAGTCGACGGCCTCGGCTTCGGTGAAGCCGTGATTCATTACGATTTCGAGACCACTGAACTGGTCAGTCCACCATGTGCGATCTTTCTTGCGCAGTGTTACGCGCTTACGCAACAGCGGACCCCCGCCGGCCGAAATGGCGATGTTAGTCGGATCCACCGCACTGCCGTCCTCGGTGATCGAGGTCAGTGCGACAACTTTCATCGTCGGCAGGAACAGAATGCTGCTGTCCGGGCCGTCGATGGTCATCGTTTCCGTTTTGACTGGCGAGACGTGCCAGCCGCAGTGATTGCGGGCTATCTGCAGGGCAGCGGCGAGCATCCGTTTGACTTCAGCGTCATCGCCATCGAGGCGACCCTCGGTGAAGTTGGTGACGTCGCCACCCTGCAGGTCTGCCATCAGCTACGTGAGCCGCTTCCAGGTCACGCTGCCGTCGGTCACCGTGGCGCCCACCGCGGGCAGGGTCGGCACTGAACTGCTCGAAGTGCCCGCGACAGTGGCCTCATACACCTGGCCGGCCTTGTTGCCTTGAGTGGTCGTCCCGGCTACTACGGTGCCGCCGGAGACGTCGGGGCTACCCGCGACTACAGCGATCTGGCCGACGTTGCCCTGCTCGGACTGAATGGTGACGTTGTAGGGGCCGGTGCCGGTCACCGTCACATCACCCGGGTCAACATTGGGCAGTGCGACGATCGCGTTCTGAATGTTGGTTGCACTCAGGCCGCTGATGGGGATATTGGCCGTCGTCTGCGTGTCGCCTTTCAGCGTCACTGCCAGCTTTGTGTTGCCACCGGTGGCCGTCACCGTCAGGGTCTGCACCTCGTCGGTGCCCTTTACCTTCACCCGCTGACCCACCGTGTAAGCAGTGGAGTTGGCGCGGTCAGGCGGAGGGAATGACGGGTTGTTGATAAGTGCCACGCCAGCGTAGTCCTTATCGCTGGCCGTCACCGCGCGACCGAGATAATCGGTGGCGTTCGACGAGCCCGGATTGTCGTTCTGAAGTGCCCGGCCGAGCGAGTCGCCGAGCTTCGTGGTGGTCGTCATGAATCAGTCCTTTTTGTCGAGTGCAGACTTGAACGCCGTTTTCTTCGCCGGAGCGGCTTTCTTGGGGTCCGACTCCGATTCCGGCTCGGCCTCGGGCTCGGGCTTCTCGTCAGGCGCCGACTTCTCGTCGTCGTCGGACTTCAACTCAGCCTTGGCCGCTGACTTGCGTGCACGCTTCGGCCCGGCGTTGCCGGGGTCGGCATCGTGCAGTACCGACCCCAGCTTCTCGCCGTTGCGAACGAACACTTACGCCGCCACCAGCGGGACGATCGCGTCGTCGTTGATCATCAGCGGAGTGAAGTAGCCCAGATAGGCCACCTGCACACCGGCCACCGACGGCTCAACCGCCTGCAGCGTGCCGACGCGCTGCTCGTACACCTCGAGCGCCGCGGTGCTGAACAGGAACGCCTCACCCGAGGACAGTCCGGCCGACATCACCAGGCTGACGCCCGAGATGGTGCCCATGGCGCCCTGTGCGAAGCTGTTGGCGTTGAAACCGGCCGACTGTGCGTTGAGCGGGTTCACCGGGGCGAACAGGCGACCGAAGGCACCCAGGCGATCCGGCGCTACGGCGAGCACCAAGCGCCCCTGGCCGCGGACCGCGGTGTAGGCCACAGCGGCTGCGTTCCATATCGCACCACTGATTTGGTTGGCGATCGTGTCGCCGGCTGATGGCGTCTCGTCGTAGTTGACCGCCGTAGTGGCCGTGGTGGCCAGCAGATCGCAGGTGGCCGCCTCGGTCTCGATGGCGTACTGCGCCGCGAGGTCGTTGACGATCAGATCCAGCGCCGCGGGGGTGCTGAAGTCGATGTTCTGGCGTGACACGTTGACGTAGCCACCGTAGGTGACAGCCTCAGCCGTCAACCGATCGATGACCATCTTCTGGCTGGTGAGCTCCGACTTCTCATCGGTCTTCCCGCCGGCTGCGCCCTGCTTGCCGACCGCGGTGTGCTGCGTAACGCGGGGGCGGTGGAACGTGGCCGATGTCAGCGGCCGGGGGCCCAGCGTCGACACCAGCGGTCGTGCCGCATCGATGAAGTTGATGACCTCGCCCACGACCGGATCGGGGATAAGGCCGAGGTTGTCCGACGTCTTCTGGTGGGCCGCGGCGCGGTAGTAGGTCTCGAGCCGGTCGCCCGCTTCGCGGTTGCCGTTGTGGGCGTTCCAGATATCGAGAATGTACTCGCCACCGGAACGGTATTCGACCTCACCGGTGACCGGCTTGCCCTTGTACTGCTGGACGGCCTGGTCGACGGCGGTCGACATACTGCGGGTCTCGAAGGCTTCGCGGTTGATGCCTTCGATCTGCTCGAGCTGGCCCTTGATCGAACCCATACGCGAACGCGCTTCGGTAAGGATCTCGGACTCGCTCTCGTCGAGGTCGCGTCCGCCGGCGTTGGCGCGCTGAATGATGCCGTTGACCAGCGTGGTCTTCTCGTCGAGCTCTGTCTGAAGGCGCCGGATCATCTCGTCCTGCGCGGTAACTGCGGTGGGCATGGTTGCCTGACCTTTCCTGATATGGGTGTGTATGGGTTTGTGCCCAAACGGCTTACGCGCATCGAAATGATGCAGATGACCCAAACAGTCAGAGTGCGCTCAACCAGCGCCCCAGCCCAAACGGCTGATTATCGGCAGTTTAGCAGCGAATTAGGCAGATGATGTATTAGTCCGGCCATTAGCCCACTGCATAATCGGATCATTGATGAACTGATCCATCAGTGGTGTTGCAAGCGGACTTGCGATGCTCGGATCGTCCTCGCTGCGCACTGAAAGAATGCGAGCGCCGCTGTAGGCCGGTTCGGCGACGAACGACAGATGATGCAGGAAAGCCCGGTCGATGCGACGTGTCTTCGTGTAACGATCAAGCCGCTGATCGCGATTAGGATTCTTGATCTGGAATCCCACGCTCGGCGACACCGCTCGCTCACTAGCCAATTCCAGCGTGTCATTTCCGATAGATGTCTTCGCCACCTGCACCTTGGTAACCAGGCCCTCTTCGCCGTCGACAGTGCCTGATCGTGCCTCGACGATACGGCCGATCAGTTGCCCGTTGTCGTGATTCGGGTTAGGGATGACCAGCGATGCTGTCGCGGGAATGCTGCGCGCCCGTGGGCTGGTCAACCATTTGTCGAGACCGTCGAAAGCGGTGCGGGAAAACACTTCGTTCCACATGTCGTTGTTGAACATGACCGCGGCCGGCTGCTCATAAGGAACGGCGATCAGGGTGATGGTGCGATCGGGAAAACTGACACCGTCGATCGCGACATTGGAGCTTCGCGTCTCCACCTCGGTTGAGATCTTGGGCACCTCGTCGCTGCGGTTTTCGGTGCTGTTGCGATCCTTCTCGGCTGCGGCGTCACACTCGGCCAGGATTGCCTTATCGCCATGCTCGTTAGCCCATGCCCGGACTTTTGCGATGATCTTCGCCGGGTCAGGGGCGTGTCCGCGCAGTTGTAGCGCATCGTGTGCGCTTTTATGGTCGAACACCGGATACTCGCCATGAGATCCGCCGTGGGTATCGCGAGCCTTTTGACTCGGGGCGCCCGATGGGGTCCGCATTGCATCAGCCATTAGTCCGCACTTCCTGTCAGGGCTTGCGCCGCCGTACCTGCGGTGCTTCCGTAATATCGTTCCATAATTCTGATCTCATCAATGGTGAGAGCTCCGATACCGCCCGTTTCTACCGGTCCGAGCTCTTTGTAGATTGCCGCGCGCTTATCCAGCGGCAGCCGGGTGTAGTCGTCGCGGTTCAATTCGACCGACTGTCCTAACGGTAGGAATTTGCCCGAAATCGAATCCATCACCATTTTTGATTTCGGCCGCAGGCTTGAACGGTCGTGGAAGTCGAACAAATCGGAGATGTTGCTGTAGGTCAGGCTGCCGCTGGCGCCCGCGAGCCCGACCAGAAACGGGGGGATGCCGAGCAATACGGCGATGCGCGACTCGCTGAACTGCGACAATTCCAGCAATGCCATCTCTTTGGCGTCCATGGTGCGGGCCTGATTGAGCGTCGCGCCGCCCGACACCAGTGCAGGCTGGCCGGCGTTCTTTATGCGACTCTCAATCCACCGGTCCATCAAGTCTCGGCCTTCGGTTTCAGTGATGCGCCGCTGAAGTTCCATCCAATACAGCGGTACGCCGCCTGTCTGGGCCAGTGTCGTCGTGTATTTCTGCAACAACGCGATCGTCGTCATCCGCGCGCCCGCTATCTCGAGGGGCCCAACGCCGCGGGGGTGCGTGGTGTTGGAACTGTAGCGAATGTGCAGAATCCGGTCGGTCACATCCTCGGCGCCGATATGGTAGATCCGCTGGCCTCTCTCCATTTCGACGGTCATCAGCCACGGGGGGATCACCCGGAACGCCACCGGATAGTTATCACTACCCATCGACCCCCATGGCATGACGAAGGCTTCGCCCAGCTGAAAATCCCAGAACAACTGTTTGAAGAATTCCCCCCAACAGTTATAAATTGTCGGATCCGGGTTTGACATCCACGTTTTCGGCTCGATGATCCGGCCATTCTTCAGCCGGTACACCGGCATCGCCGAAACGATGTTGCTGCTCATGTCCAGGCAGGCCCAGGCGATATCGGCCAGTCTGTTGATGCCCGTATTGACCTTCCAGTCCGGGGTCTGCCAGCCGGTCGGCCAGCCATCCCACGGGCTGACAAAGGGTAGTGGCAGAGCGCGGGCCTCCACTTTGTCGCCGGTGAATTCGAGGCCGTCGGGGTCGCCCGGGTTTAAGTCCTCGGGCCCGTTATCGTTGGGGGTTGTTGGCGTGTTGTTCAGCCAGTTGATCGCGCTCGTCCAAAAGGCCACTTACGCTACCAACCTTCCCGCCATCGTCCCATGATAAATCACATGATGAATGGTAGGGGTTCCTCGGCCAAACCCCATCTATATAGCGCACCCGCCATGGCTACGGCCGGGCTGATGTCGATGTCGGTGTCCACCTTATCTTCGCGGCGGTCGAATGAACGTACCTCGCCTGTCTGAAGAAAACGCGATTTTGCGTTGGCCAGCGCGAACGTCAATTCTGGCTGCCCGGCATGGGCAACCGTTCCATGCTTGATGGCTTTCTGCAGATTGCCGTAGGCGGTGGACATATCGGCCTGCGACAGCGTTTTATATTCGATCATCGCTTTGGTTAAATCGGTTTCGAATACTTTGCCTGCACCCGTGATCGACACCTCGACGATGTCATGTTCCTTCATCAGCTTCTCGACCTGCTTGACCACTCCGGCGGTACCCGGGAACGACTTCGTCATCACCAGCACCCGCGCATCGTCAGCGGATGAATCCAGTGGTAGATCGGTGGCCATGCCGATCGATGCCCAGCGACCGTTGGGGCTGGCGTCGAGCACCAACACCGCGCGGTCGGGTTCTTCGGCTTCGACAACCAGATCCCCCCAGCGGCTCATGTTGAAGTCAGATTCGCTGTCTTCGTCATAGAGGCCCAGGCCCTCCCGGCGCCAGCCGTCGTCATTGAGCTTTCGACGCAGGCGCATGAACGCCTGTGCCGGTGTGCGATGTGGGTAGGACGGGTTGTGCAGCCACTGATCGCGGTCATCCAGATTGCAGCCGTTGTCAGCGCCAATCTCTGCCCACACCAGATCCTCGGTCTCGACCTGCATCGGGCCGTCAGGGCCACCTGCCCATGCCTCTTCACGGCTACGTATCCACTGCTCTGAGTTGTCCTCGGGCTTCGGCGGGGTGCCTGCATAGACGTGGATGCCCAGATTCGAGGTGTTCAGCGTGGCCAGCATGTTCTGCATTGCCCGCTCGCTCAAGATCTGGCCCTCGTCAGACATCAGAATGTCGACACCGGGAACGCCTCGACCAAACCCCCGCTCACGGGCGCCGAACAGGATGCGTGAACCATTATGGAATTCAACAGCTTCATCCCCGGAACCGGTAAGCACCCGCTTGATGAGCGGCTTCACCTTCGCGCGGGCGGCGAACGCCTGCATCGATTGGAATGTCTCTTCGTGCGTGTTGTGGGTTGGTATCAGATCGCGTCCAGCAAGGAATAAACCATCGTCTGCTGCGACCTTGATGCAACGTACCGGCCGAGACGCTACCGGCTGAATCGAATCGATGGTGGTAGTGAATCGCCCATTGTTGTTATCAACTTCGCCGACTCGAACAGCCTTACGCTGCAATCGAAATGGCACCATTCCGTCAGACTGTTTTGGTGTGAAGGTTACCCGCCATACCGGACCATGTTTCTGTTCGTTCAGCCTTGCCTTATCCTCGATAATCGTGGCTCGCCAACCGAGCGACCGGGCAAGAAACAGGACGGATTCGCTAAGCTGCCGAGTCGTCGATGTGAAGTAGGCATTTCCCTGAGCGTTGATACTTCCATCGGTGTCCATCAGCCCTTGTAGTAGCGCCAAGCGCTGGGATGTCGCGGCGGTGAGGTATTCGTCGGGGACATGCTTGTTCCCTAAGACGCCGATCGCCGTTAGCTTTCCGGCCAGGGAGCGAGACAGATGACCAGCATTGCCTGGTGCTTTGATGGCAATACGCCATGCTCGGTTAGCGGGTTTCCGAGCGACGGTCAGGTACCCCGTCTTACCGATTTCGGTGCACCAATGGGTCAGATCTTCAGTCGCGCATGTTAGACAAGCGGCCGTGCTACTGCCGTCTCCAAGCCATGCCCCCAGCAAGTATGGATCGACAGACAATTGGCGTTCTGGCAGGTCAGCTAAGCATTTCTGTTGCGGCAATGCGAATCGGTTACGCCCTCGGGGCGACTTCAGGCCAGCATCGTGCATGGCTTTCGTGGTCAGGACTACAGGCGGTCCCTGCCAGCGACGGCGATTCGGCGGGGAGCCGGACGAAAGTTTGTAGTTGGCGTCCGTGACAGTCCAGAGATGGCCGGCATCTGCAATTAACGATCGCCCGTCGCTCATTTGAACTTCGTAGCAGTCGTTGCCGATCATCACATCCTTGACGGCTTCTACCGCAACAGTCGCACCGGAAGGATGAAAAATTTCATCCCCCACGCGAATGTCAGCCATAGTCGTCCACCCACGGTTGGCCGTTAGAATCTCAGTGCTGCAATCCAAGGCTTTCGAGTGATGCGCGGACCAAATAGTCAGTAGGCCAGGGTATTTGACACTCAAGCCGAAGAATGCGCTGGCGAAAAAGTAGGTCTTTCCAACCTGGCGCATTGCCGAAAGATGAAAGCCGCCCACAGTGTGGACGATGATGTTCTCGGCATCTTTAGCCAGTAGTAGTTGTCCAAGGCCGTGCTGCCAGCCGTCGAACTCGATACCCATCTGGTCGCGGCAGATCACATTGGCGATGTGATCCCACTCAGACGAGACGATCCGTGATTTCGGATAGGCCAGTTTCTTGGTGACCTCCGATAGTCGGCGCTTAGACCGATCGGGGATCCCAGCCGCCCGCGGGCGAGTCAGTGTTGGTGTTGCCACTGTTATTGATCCTGCCCTCCTGACGCTGTCTTTCCTCCATGCTAGTGACCTCCGCGGAGAACTGTTGCAGCCGGTTGGTTAGCGCAGCTACATCCCGCGCTGCACAATCAGGGTCCATTACATGCTGGTGGATCTTCTGCAACGCTGCCCGCATCATCGCCAGATGGTCGTTGTCGGTGGTGAGCCAGCCACCATTGTCGAGCTCGGCGGTCAGCGCATTGCACGCCTTCACCAGCACCTTGTGATCCTTGATGAACGGGTCTAGCGCCTTGGCGATCACTTCGTATGCGCTCATTGTTGCAACCTTTCGTATGCGGCGTTAATCCATGCCTGTGCCACCGATCGGCACGACGTGTAGCGCGGGTTCTCTTTGGTGGTGCGACGTAAATCGTTGAGCGCCATCACAGTGTTGTGAAATGTCTGTTCGTCGCCGATGGTGGCCGTTGACGAATTGGCTGGCGTGCCGTCGGCCGACGGCGTTAGCTTGTCGTTAATCTCCTGCAGCAGGGAAATCTGTGTTCGGGTATATGCCTTCAGGTCACCATTGTGAAATGCCAGCACCCCTAACTGGATGATGAGCACTACAGCACAGGCCAGCACCAGCGACAGCAAGGCGACGATAGCGATGATCATGATGTGTTGCATTCTGGACAGATGTGCCGACCATCGATAATCTGCCAGCCATTCTCGCGGATGACCCGGTCAACCATGACTGGATCGCGAAGTGAATCCCAGCCGTGCAGTCCGTGTGCGATGTATTGGGTGCCACATGCGTCACACTGAATCCTCGGTGTCCATAGGTACAGGAAATGCTCGATGCCTATGACAATGCCCCTCATTTGAAGAATCCCAACGCATTTGACGTCCGGACCACCCGTACGCGCCGCCTTAGCGCTTCAGCTTCCAGCTTGGCGCGCAACCGCGGAATCAGTTGCGGCAGTGTGTGGCGCCGGGCCCGATTACAGTAGTTGCACGCCGGACGCCAATTACCCGGATCATCAGCCAGATCGGGCCGGTAATACTGTGGCCAGTAGTGATCGATCGACGTGGCGGCAATAGTGCAGCGCGGGAAGCGAAGCCAGCATGTCTTGCCTGCGCAAAACTGCTTCGTCACCCGCGTCCATTCACGACTGCCGCCGCGGGCGCTGATCATCGGCTTACGACGACGGCGGGTCACAGCAGGACCGCTCTGAAGTTGTCATCGAAAACGGGAGAGATGACTTGGAAACATATGTTGCAAAAACTGCCGGCGTGCAATGTGAGATCGACTGTGTTGCTGTACTTCTCATCATAATGTGCCTGGCAGTAAAACTTGCCCCTATTAGGGCAGCCCCCGTTGCTGGTGTGCGCCAAAATCACGAACGCAATCGAGGGGCTGCCACAGTTGTCGCACGATCGCTGGAATTCGCAATCGCTCAGGGTGACAGCTGTCGTTGCCGGCTTATCGCTCACTGCTCCTCCTGTATCTCCACCAGCTGCTCCAATAGTCTTCGGATAGCGGTTAATTCGTCTTTGAAATCGGCGATGTCTTTAGAGAAGTCGGGTATAGAGAACATCACGACGCCTCATATCTGACCGACATATCCCAGCCGTAGGACCGTGTCGTCACGCTAATTTCGGTGCTGCGCTTTTGCATCACCGCATCGGCGAACGCAATCAAAATCGACTTCAGCCACGGTTTCGGTGTGGCGTTCGGATTGATTGCATCCTTGAACATGCTGGGCGGCTTGGCAGCCCACTGATCGGTGTTGCCGTTGAATTCGACATTGCCGTCGATTTCGATTTTCACGTTGACCACGGTTGATCCCTCCATTCGCATTTAGCCCACCACGGCGGCGCTGTGATGGACACCTTAAGAACGGTATAACCGGCCCGTTCCAAGAGCAGGCGGGCCGCATCAATCTCGTGTTGGGTTGGCTCAGGCGCCATCAATCGCCTCCATCACATATTTCTGCGAGTTCTGCAGCGCGAACTTCAAACCCAATACCACCGTTATCTGCTGCTCACTCAACTCGCCAGAATCAACCAGTGCGGTAGCCATATCTTCCGCCGCTTGTAGGCCCTTGCAGAAACCACGATTCCATTGCTCCATCAGGCCAGCGGAGATCTGCCGCTGAAGATTCTCAAGAGGCTGCTGTGTTGGTTCAGGCTCAGACACCATCAGCCACCTAGAAACGCATTTGTTCATCGAAAGCGGCGATCTGCTCGTCTTCCCAGTCATCCAACCCCTCACAGAGCTTCGTCATCTCAAGTAGCTGGTCACACACCTTTGCTATGAGCGGAAACAGTTCCGTCTCAATCTTGTATTGGGCAGCCATCATGTCGGCTTGAATCTTCATCACTGAGCGCCAGATAGCGTCCTCAATGACTTCTTTGGCGCGCTCAATGACCTCGTCGCCGTCTGGTGTTGGTTCAGACTCAGACACCATCAGCCGCCAATACAAACGGCGTGCCTGCATCGGCGAATGCTGTCCTGATGTGCATATCAACCCATGCAACGGTGCCGGGCGCTTTACTCAGCCATGTGTTGCTCGCCTCGCCCCACTTGAACAAATAGCCCGTGTGAGACTGCCACACCTGACTGCGTTGATTCACGCCCAACGCAATCCTGGTTTCGATCCCAGACTCAGACACCGTCAGCCACCTTCGCGCGTAGTCGGCGGATCTCAGCGATAAGCGCGTGGATAACGCACCGCTCGGTGTAGTTCTGATCCCAACTCTCATAGATCGGGATAGCCCCAGCTGGTTCGCCCTCGCCACAGACGTCGCTGGTGTAGCCGAGCAGTGTGCTGCGTTCAGGGTCATAACCCGACATGAAGTCAAGGAACTGCGCAAGGGTGAACTCGCCGCCCACGAGTTTGCCGCTGTCGCCGCGACAGGTGTTCAAAGCATGCTCCAATTGGGTGAGTGTGAACTCATCGGTAGGGAATGGGGGGAGATCGCTCACACTTCCCTCTTCACGTTGAAGTTGCGATCACCAGACAACGAGTTGTCCACAACGATCGTCAGTGTCGGTTCCGGGTAGATATCAGTTGCAACAGCTTGGCGAAACTTCACTTGGCGGCCCTTCTCGGGGTGATCCCATACCTCGGTAACAATGACAACCTGGCGTGCATTGCCGACCTCGAGGCGCACAGCATCGCCAGCCTTCACATCGTCGATAGATGCCTGCTCGCCGACGACGTTCCAAAACTCGGTGTTGGCGTTAGGCATCGCTCATCATTTCGTGTGGGCATTCGATCTGACGCTGATGCAGGCCACGCAGCAAGGCTGGTCCGTCGATGATAATCGCCTCGGTGCTGTTCATCGTTAGCATGGCCAATGGTCGGCTGCGTTCGCGATCACAGCGGCACAGCAGCGGCACGAACGGGCCTTCAGGGATGCCTTCGCTGACAGCGTCACGCATTGCCCGGGCCTCTTCTCGCGGCATAAGCTCGGTGGCGCCGTCGGTCTCGATCAGGTAGACAATCGCTTCGGCGATCATGGTGACGCTGCTATTGACCAGCTGTGCCATTTCCTCGCTCATGCCGGCCGTCTTGCCGAACGGCAGCGCAATCGGCCGCGGTGGAATGTTGCGCGCCGGGTCACCCGGATGCGTCAGGCCGGTGTTCAGTCGGGATGCGATCAGATCAACAAGGGCTCTATTCGCCATGGAACAGCCTGTGGATGCGGGCGCGGGCTCGCGCCTCGGCCACCATCGGTTCGATACGCTGACGGTATTCGTCAGGCAGGATCCCGCGCAGCCTCACTGTTGAAATGTCGTTGGCCGGGTTGTAGGTGACGTCGCGGATCCCCAGCCAGCGCTTCCCGAAATCGGGACCGATCATCTGATCGCGGTCGATGCTGGCAGTCAGATCGCCGCGGTAATGCAGAACGTCAGGCATTGTTCCTCCTTTCCAGTTCGTCGGCTGCTTGCTCCAATCGCGTTGCTAGATAATCAAGATCGAACCCAATGAGTAGTGGCATCACGTTCGCGCTCATAGCCTTGTCCAGTAAGTCGTTCAGCTTCCACGTTTGGCGTGCTGCGTTATGCAGTTGCCTCGGAGTGATGTCAAGATCAGGCATTGCTCCTGCTTACTTCGGGGGGTGACATCACCCACCGTAGACGTTTTTCCACAACTATGTCAATACTGTTGACGTCAGCAATGGCAATGATTTACAGTGGCAAATATGGGACGGACGCCAAACCTGAAAATCAGCCAATGGTTCAAGCAAGGCGGCGTATTTCTCGAGGGATGGGAAGACCTGGCAAACTGCCGGGGGCGCCATGACCTACCGTGGACCCCTAATTTCCGACCTAGCTTTGAAGATCAGCGCGCCATGGCCGACGTGTGCAGCGACTGTCCCGTCATGGCTAAGTGTGCGCAGCGCGGGCTCGGCGCTGTCGGTGGGTTTTACGCTGGCGTGTGGATCCCTTGGAAAACATTGACGCCGGACACCGACGACACTCGCGCTATCCGCATCCACGGCCGTCGCAAGCTCAAGGTTCTCGCTGATGAGAGTGAACGCTGTGAGGCTTGAACGCACCGGCCATATCCATCTCGCAGATGGCTCTATTCTCCGGATTGATTACGAGTGCAAACACTACTGCGCATCCTGGTACACCCCAACGGCCTCACTGAAAGCGTATGCGGTCGGGCCGCTGGACGCGATGACCGTTGTAGTTGCAGCATGGGCAGACGCCTTTAATGAATCGAGAGGGCACGAATGCTGACCCCCACAGAGCAGGTAGCCGCCGTAGCTGAGGCAATACACCGGGCGCAAACCCGCTATGTGCTAGGTCCGTGGGAGACATTGGATGAGCGCGACCAGGAAGCCTTGTGTAGACAGGCTCAGGCTGCTATCGACGCTCTCGGACTCACCGAGATTTGGTGCATCCCAACCACCAAATGTAAAGACGGGCAGTCTCGTCGACCACTGAACCATTTCGACAGCTTCGAGGCTGCTAAGAAGTGCCGCGAGGAATGGCTGCCTGAAGCGCAGATTTACTCACAGTGGGTGTCTGCCTGGTCGGAGGTAGACCAGTGAGTGAACCGAGATACATGAGCGCGCCCACTGGCTGCCTGAACAGTTCGATTTCCTGGCCCGACTACTGACAGGATGACAATGGCAATGATAGTGCTCCATTCTAAGATCGGAGCGGCGACGCGGTGACTGACATTATTGACCGGGTAGCGCAGGCGTTGTGGATTGCTGATGGCCCATGGCGGCAGCGTTCTCCATGGTCTGTTTCCGTACCGACTTTATGGGCGGACGCCGACGACGGCGACCGGGACTTATACCGTAACAAGGCCAAGATTGTTATCGAACAATTAGTGGCCTCACTAGCAGATTGTTGCCGCGCTACTAAAGATGCTGAAGGGGCATCGTGAAACCCATCGAATGGCTATTTGTCATCGGCGGACTCACCTGGATTCTCGCCATGCTGTGGGAATGCCGCCACGAACTATCCAAGGATCCGATCAACCTGCCGGTAACAATTCTGCTGCTAGCGCCGATCGGGGTGGGGCTGCTGCCGATGTGGTACGGCATCAAGTATTCGTGGCGAAAGGTATCGAATGACTGACTGTATCCCCACAGAGCAGGTAGCCGAAGCGATCGCAAACGAGTTTCGCAGGGTGCCGTGGATGCAGCGGTCCTATCCAGACATGTTCAATGACATGGCCCAGGCTGCTATCGACGCTCTCGGACTCACCGAAGAGACCGGGCCAATGCTGACCGGCCACTTTGAAGGTACTAACCACGGCGGCATCGTGCCAGGGCGCCGTTGGGTGTCTGCCTGGTCGGAGGTCGACCAGTGAGGTACCGATGGACTTGCCGATTCTGTGGGCGGATGAATGTCTACGGCGTGAATTGCCAATGTGGTCAACGTCCTCCTGGACGGAGGTAGACCAGTGACTGACTGTATCCCTACGGGGCAGGAAACGAGGATTGCATTAGGCGGTACGAACGCAAAGATCAACCCACACGTCAGAGTCGGGCGCTTTGCATAGCCACTAAGCCCGTCTAGTCGTGGTCGGTCTACAACAACAGGAGGAGCAGTAGTGGCCAAGACTGAGACGCAGCGAGCTGCAGATCGCGCCCGCGTTCGTCGAAATAGGCGCATCGAAAGATGGCAGCAAAAGGGACTTTGCCCTGAGTGTGTCAAGCTGCTAGATGCCGACCATGAAAGAAAGCAGCTATCTAGGCGCAACATTTCGGCTGTCCGAAAGTGATGACGATGACTGACCTCACCGATCGCATCACCGAAGTGCTGCGGCACCACGAATGCTGGCGATCATGGGGTGAAACCTCCGAGGGTCTGTGGTGCCCTGGCTGTAAACGGCGTTATCCCGAAGACCGGTTCGCCGCGCATGTGGCTGAGCGGATAGCCGAAGCCCTTCCGCCCACACTGTCGCCGTCGCTGCTAGAGCAGTTACAGCCAGAAGGCAGTGACCTTCTGATTCAGAAAGCTAACTCCGATAACCTCGACTGGACTTGGCGCGTGCGTTATTGCAACGGAACTACCGGCCAGAGTGACACCCGCACAGGATCGTCGCTGCACGAGCTGCTATCTGGTTGGGCTGCGGGAGAGAAGGAGAGCACCGAATGACTGACCGTATCCCCACAGAGCAGGTAGCCTGCCCGGCATGTGGCGAGCAGGGAACGTACTGGGAAGACCGCATATCTGTTCACGACAGCATTGTCGGATTTGAAATTCGGGATGCCGGTATCGAGCATCCCAACGGAAAGGTTTGCAGAGAATGGTGAACCCCCACAGAGCGGGTAGCCGAAGCGATCTAATGACTACCGCTGATGTCCTCATCGATGTTGATTCGAGAGGGCGGACGAACTTGTCCAAGTTCTCGAAGGGAGCACGCTTCCTAGGACGGCAGGAGGAAGACGGCACGATCATCCTGGAGCCGGCTCGGATCGTGACGGCTGCTGAAGATCGTCTTCGGCGTAACCCTCATACCGTCGAGAAGCTGGAGAAGGCGCACGCGAATATCGACAACGCCGTAAAGCTCGACTTGGTAGAGGGCTAACACCTAGAAGGGATTCCACCAGGAACTAGGTCCGATCTCATTCATTCGGTGTTTCCTTCAATCGGCAGGGGTCATCATTGAGTGTCATCGCTGCCCACACCGTGGGTAATCGCATAGCCCAGGTTGGTCAGCGCGTTGGATGTGCTGAAGTTGTTCTGCAGGTTCTTACGGGCGTTGGCGATGCTATCGGAAACGTTGGGCACTCCGCAGATCGCATTGCTCGGTTTGTCGCCGAAGTAAGCGCACGGTGCGGCCTGCGCCGGCGCGGCTAGCCCGATGCCAGCGACAATGGTCAGCGTGGCGATAATAGATTTCTTCATAGTTGATACTCCTCTAGTGACGTTGTGGGACTGGCGCTTTCGCAGCTAACGGCATTCCTCGCTAACGAATGAACAACATTAACGGTTCGCCGCGCTTGCCCCGGGAGAAAGTAGAGTCAAAGGGTTTGACGAAGCGCCAGTCCTTAAGTCATCATATAGGACATGACGCTGAAATGGAACCGTGAGCATGGCGATCTCTTTGCTGTTGGCCGGCGCGGCCGGTACTCGATTACGCACGGCAGTATCGGCACACGAGTATTGACCGCTACCGGATATGACGGCTTACCGTTGCTCGACCTGCCCCCATTCGGTGCTGTCTATCTTACCGAATGGCTTGCCAAGCTAGGCGCCGACGAGCTCGAGTCCCGCTATGTCGTTGAGCCGGAAATGAGTGGGACGTAATCACTGGACGCGATGGACGCGGAGCGGTAAGAATCGATCGGTCAGAATGTCCCAGCCGCCGATATCGGCATAGTGATAAGCCAATTGAGGGACAGTTTCATCTCTGTGAATGGCGAGCCACCCATCCTCTTGCCGGATTAGGATCAGGCCGGTTTCCGCGTTACGTCGGATGAAGCCAACAGGATCATCTCTTAGCCTTTGGGCTCCTGTGCGGCCAATCAGAGGAGATGAATATGCCCCGCAAACTCCAACTTTCGGCAGTGGATGGTCGGGAATGTGATGCGCCTCTTCGTGGCCACACGTCCTACAGACGGACCTATCCTCCTGCGGCGACTCAGGCACTATCAGCTACTTCCATGCCGCAATCAAGACAGTAATGCGGCGGCGATACTAAGCGTCGCCGATGCTCGCACTGCCGACGCTCAGATGCGCCATAAGTGAACGCCACAATCAGCGTGAACGAGACAGCCCACCCGATAAAGAACACCAGCCAAAACATCATCATCGATACGTCACAGTGACGTTACGCCCCTGCGCCTCAAGATGTTCCAACACGCGGAAGGTGAGACTGCGGTGCCACGACGCCGGCCACTTACCATGCTTGGACGAAACATTGCCATCGGTCCGGTACGTCATCAACGTTACGTCATCACTGTCGCCCAGCTTCTCGATCGTCGTCCACATTTCAGCGAGCGTGCGTTCCTCGAGCTTGTCGAGTAGGTCGGCCGCCGCCGCGGGTACGGCAGTGCTGTCGAACCAGCGCACTACCGTGCGCATCGTCACCCCCGCCCGCTCAGCGAAAAATGAGGGGGGCAACCCCAGGCCCCCCAATCTGACTTTCAGGGCGGCGCCGCTGAGGGTTTTCGTGTCGGTCATCGGATCACTTTCTCGTTGCGAAGGGCTTCGATGGCGCGCTGCGGGTCACAGGCAATGCGATCGGCGATGATGTTGGCGACATGCTCGCGCCAGTCGGCCCAAGACATGTCATCGTCATCGAGTGGCGCATTTTCGGCCAGCACCTCAAGAATGGCTGGCACCGCCCAACCGCGCCATGTCAGCGATTGGGCGGTGTGCTCGGTGTATGGGCCTGACGTTATTGGAATGAAGCCCGGGGAGGTTGGCCACCACTTGCCGGCATCATCAGGGCTGCTGCGCCACCACTTGCCGGCCTCGTACCTCCAGTGCGATCCGGTGTACGCGACCCACTCGCGATCCTGCTCATCGGGCCCTAGCGACATGACAACGGTGGGCTGCGGTTCCAAGGCTTCGCCCCCGTCATCGGGGTCGTCGAGCGGATTGTCGTAATCATGCCCTAAAGGCGTTGGCCGCTGGAACAGCACTTTTTCGATGGTGTTGCCTATTTCGGTGATTAGTTTGAGATGGCGTTCGAACGGGATCGGAATCACAGGTCGTCCCCGTGCAGAGAGCCGAGGATGTGGAAGCCTTCGCGTTTCAGGCGGGGATGGTCGACATAGCCATCCTTGTCGAATGGTGTCCACGGCCGTTGAGTTGCCCACAGCATTGCTAGATTCACGGGATCAGCCTAGTTGTCAAAGACAATGACGTCAATGTCGGTGTCATTTTTCCATGCCAAGGCGAATGTTGGCGACAGCATGCAGGATCGCGGCCACCGCAGGAGACGGTTC